CTTCTCAAAATCACTCAATGCAAAGAAGCTAAATAAGAAGATACTATCAGAGTTCATGGAACTCATCGCATAATGGCAACTCTTGAAAGACACTCTTACAAAAAGGTAGATGGTGAATGGCAGATTACAAAAACTATGTCACTCACATATGAAAAAGTACCTTACAGTTTGAGTTGTCTTTCACAATGTCTTGTTAAACTTAAGGAGTGTTTAACTCCAGATCTATTAACACCGAAGTATAGAGAAGAGAATGAAGGTAATCCGATGTATGGCCATTGTTATCATACCACTCAGGCAATGTATTATTTGTTAGATACAGATACATTAGATATCATGAGTGCAATAGATTGGAGAGGAGATAAACACTGGTGGCTAAGAGATAGAGAAACAAATAATGATATTGATATGACAGTTGACCAATATTATTCTATTGGGAAAGAACCGCCTCATGAAGATGGAAAGATATCAAAATGGTATGGATGGAAACATAGACCACATGGTAGAACATTAAAATTAATTACAAAAATGCAGCCTGATGTTGCACAAATTAAAACTTTGTGGTATAATTAATTTTATATGAAAACTATCAAACACCCACCATCTATTATTAGTATTGATACCTCAGTTTGTATTGGGGTATACGATGCTTATGTTTACAAATATACCAATATTACAAATGGTAAGTGGTATGTAGGATGGCATTTAGGTGTATTTGATGGATCATATTGGCATAGTTCCAAAAATAAAGAATTTTTAAAAATCTTTAGTGGATCTGAAGCTATTCTAACTCTTGAAATTTTATCTATAGGATTACGTATTGACATGAAAAACTTAGAAAGCAAGATTTTAACTGATCAAAAAGTTAAAAAAAATTCACTCTCCTACAATGGAGCTGGATCACCTACAGGAAATAAAGAAACAATTGACATTGATAAATGTCATAGGTTTGTTGAATTTCTTAAGAACAAAATAAAAAATGGAGAAGTACAAGAGGAAAATTTTGATACTATAAAAAATCTACCTAGACTTCAAGTAAGATCTAAGGGAGAGAATAATGAACATATTAGTCGTATCAGGGATGGTATGAGAGAGACAGGTTTGGAGAAACAAAATCCAATTCTTATTTGGGAAGGAGTTGAACCAAAAACTAAATCAGATATGATTGGTAACGGTAATCATACTATCAAAGCTATTGATGGTTTAGTAAATATTACTCAAATAAAAACAGTAAGATCAACTCAAGAAGAAATCAATGATTGGGATCTTAATCTTGATGAAATGAGATATATTGGTAACTTACTTAACCCTAGAGAGGAAGTTCCTAAATTAGAAAATGATGAAGATGATGCCATTAAAATTTTAATCGGACAAAAAGAAAAAGGTATTGCTATTAGTGGTGATACTGATTATGGTGTGAGATTAATTAAAGGTTTAGGATACAAATTTAAAAAACCTGGCTCTATTGTAAAAAGAGCAGAAACATTATACACCGCAAAAATAAGAGCGAAGAGTGGTCAAAAAATAGCACAGTATGATAAAAACCATCAAGACAATTTAAAACACTTACAAAGAAAGGCTGATAGTTTAAGAAATGATCACACCATAGTAATTCAAATGGGAACTGCTTACCCATCTAAAGTTATTCGTGCCATACTTGAAGCAGTATTGGATAAAGAAACATATCCAAATCACTATGCTGTTCAACTTGTGTATTTTCATAATGCTGATAGTAGTATGGAAAAATGGGATGGAGGAGAGCATGCATCCGTCAAAAGAATAGTAAGGGGTGTATTAGAAGAAATGGGGCCTTTGGAGATAAAGGATGAAAATGGTAACAAAGTTAATATGGAGAGAACTTTTAATACTCACGGTATGCCACATACTCAATCTGATATCCAATAAAACCAGTTAAGAAAGCTGCACAAGGCCCCTTCACAAGGGGTCTTTTTTTGACTATTATTGATATATACATAAAACAATTTAAATCATGTTCCTTTCTGATCTTTTAAACTCCTTACGTAAAACTTACGGTAACAAAATCACTACAGGTGATCTTCGTGGATATGCCGCAGCACATGGTGTTTCATACCGTAGTATTACAAAAAAAATTACAAAATATAAAACTGGTCGTGGTAAGTGGAATCTAACTGTAAGTCAAGCTAGAAAACAGTTAGAGAAAGCAGTTGCTGCACCAGCCGCTACTCCTGTAGTAGAGAGAAACCTTATTCCTGAGAAAGATGATACCTTCGTTAAGTTTGGCTCGTTTTCGGATATTAAGAAGATTATTTCTTCTAAGTTATTTTATCCTACTTTCATCACTGGGTTATCAGGTAATGGTAAGACTTTTGGAGTCGAACAGGCCTGTGCTCAATTGAAGAGAGAAATTATTCGTGTAAACATTACTATTGAAACAGATGAAGATGACCTTATTGGTGGTTTCCGCCTTGTTAATGGTGAAACCGTATGGCACAATGGCCCAGTCATTGAAGCCCTTGAACGAGGTGCAATATTGCTCCTTGACGAAATCGACCTTGCCTCTAACAAAATCCTCTGCCTTCAGAGTGTCCTTGAGGGAAATGGTATTTTCCTTAAAAAGATTGGCAGATTCGTTAGACCAGCCGACGGATTCAACATATTCGCCACCGCAAATACTAAGGGTAAAGGTTCAGACGACGGAAGATTTATTGGAACTAACGTGCTCAACGAAGCCTTCCTTGAAAGATTCCCAGTTACCTTCGAGCAAGACTACCCCTCTCCCTCAGTAGAGACAAAGATCTTAAATGCGATTGCAACTAGTCTTAAGGTAAAAGACTTAGAGTTCATGAAGAAACTTGTTGATTGGGCTGACATCATTCGTAAGACATTCTATGATGGTGGTGTTGAAGATATCATCAGTACAAGACGTTTGATTCACGTTGTTCGTGCATACTCTATCTTTGGTGATAAGTTGAAAGCTATCAAGATGTGTCTTAACAGATTCGATGAAGAGACAAAACAATCTTTCCTTGAACTCTATGATAAAGTAGATGCTGATGTTGACATTACTAAGGAGGAGGTGGTATAATGGTAAATGCATGGAGTCTAGCAGCATCCATACTAAACGGAACATTTGATGAGGACTATCCCATTGTGAAAAAAGAAGTTGATGAAAAAACAGGATTATGGAAAGAACCAGATCCTGTAGAACATTCAGATGCATATTATGATTACAAACGTAATGATCCTGATGCAGAAAATCCTTTTACTGATCCCAAAGATAGAGAAAGAGCCGACTTTGTAGTCGGTGCTGGTAATACTGCAGATCTAGAGTGGATAGAAAAGTCTGGTGGATTTGAATGGACACCAGGCTCACCTTGGCCTCCATCTGTTCCTGATGAGGAAGCATGTAATGGTGATGAATACACTCAAGCCTTTGATCATCTAATGAATGAAGATGATGGACTTGATTATGAAGTCAACTATTATGATGACTACATGGCCACTGTTGATGATCAGTATTCTCATCATTTTGGACAGAACACAGTTCCGCCCTACATTACCACCGAGTTCAAATATAATGAAAATGAGATATTAAAAATTGCAGAGGAATATATTGCAAAAACATATACATTGCATTATACTGGTAAAAAGGGAACTCAAACTTTAGACTTGATTGAAAGTATTGGTGATGCAGAAGCCTTCTGTAGATCTAATGCAATTAAATATCTGTCTAGATTTGGAAAGAAAGATGGAAAATCAAAATCTGATCTTCTAAAAGCTATCCACTATTGCACACTCTTATATCATTTTTCAGGCCTAACAAATGAAAGTATCGACTCAAATGAAACTATCTAGTAACACAACAAACATCCTTAAAAACTTCTCACAGATTAATCAATCTATCTTGATTAAAGAAGGTAATAAGTTAAAAACAATATCTGTGATGAAAAACATTCTTGCTGAAGCTGAGGTAGAAGAAGAATTTGAAAAAGACTTTGCGATCTATGATCTCAATCAATTCCTAAGTGGTTTGAGTTTATATGATGCACCTGATCTAGAGTTTGGAGATTCTTATCTTACAATTCGTGATGGTCGCCGTCGTGCAAAATATTTCTTTGCAGATCCTGATGTGATCGTATCTCCACCAGAAAAGGAGATAAGTCTTCCATCTAAAGACGTTTGTTTTACAGTTGCAACTCAACAGTTAGATAAACTTCTCAAGGCTGCATCAATCTATCAAGTACCTGATCTATCAGTGATTAGTCGTAATGGTAAGATTGAGATCATTGTTCGTGATAAGAAGAATGACACATCTCATGAGTTTAGTGAGGAAGTAGGAGAGACAACTGAAGAGTTCTCATTCAACTTCAAAGTTGAGAATATAAAGATTATTCCTGGCTCATATGACGTTGTAATCTCAAGTAAACTTCTTGCAGAATTTACTAACAAAAATACAGATCTCAAATACTATATTGCTTTAGAACCTGATTCCACTTTTGGTTAATTTAAATGCTTCGTAATGATTTTCTTTGGGTTGAAAAATATAGACCTAAAACAATAAATGATTGTATACTACCTGACACTATCAAAAAAACCTTCCAAGACTTTTTGGAAGCGGGGGAGATACCTAACCTCCTTCTTAGTGGCCCTCCAGGCGTCGGAAAAACTACGGTTGCCCGAGCGTTGTGTGAAGAACTGGGTTCAGATTACATTGTAATCAATGGATCTGATGAAGGTAGATTTCTAGATACTGTAAGAAACCAAGCCAAAAACTTTGCGTCTACAGTATCTCTACAACAAACTGGTGTTCATAAAGTCATCATCATTGATGAGGCTGACAACACCACACATGATGTACAACTTTTATTGAGAGCTAACATAGAATCTTTCTACAAGAACTGTAGATTTATTTTTACATGCAACTATAAAAATAAACTCATTGAACCATTACATTCAAGATGTGCGGTAGTTGATTTTTCGA